TGTCTCCTACTGTTATATGTCCCATACCCCATACTTGCCTTAAAAATTCAGATATATAGATTTCGACATTATTGGTTCTCTTCCAGAGTACCTTGTCAGCCGGAACCCATCCGAAAAGGCAAGCGTGATGGTGTGGTCTACCGTATTGTTCACCGTATTCACCACAGTGAAAGAACCTAACTTTTCCGATTTGTTTTCTTAGTCGTTTCATGAAGAGAACGAAATCACGTTTATCTAGTGATCCGTTTAGAGGCAGGTGATCGTTATCGTATGTTAATGTTATAAAGCAAGATTGTTCATGCATGAGCCCTTCATGATAGCATCTGACAGCCCATTGCTTAGCATGTTCTAGGCGACAACCTATACATTTTCCACATGGTATTTGTAAAGATTTATCTCTGTATCCTTGACTCGAAGTGAAGACAATCGGCCACTTTCCGTTCTCGTTTTTTCCTTGTCTACTCCTGAAGCATTCGACGGGATGATAACACGGCATAAAAAACCCCTTTTAAAGTGATTCGATTTGATAACCGCTGTGGATTGATATTTTAAATAAGTGCGGGAATATACTTTATATCCCCGCTCCTCTGTCGCTCTCTCGTCTCGACGACGAGTAGAACACTACAGCCTAATTCCCCCACGCATAGGTAATGGGGAGAAATTAATAGGCTTTACTACAGACTTTTTAGAGAAAAGCCTTCTTGATTTTGACCTTTTCATTCTATATCTTGTTCTCATCTGACCGATCCTCCGATTTTGATAACATCTGATATTTTGTCAATAACACCCATAATTTTTCTCTGTGCGGGTGTTTTGTACAGTTCCTGTTTTGCACTGGTTCTTTCGTTTTCCATCTGCATATTAATTACTTCTTGAGCCGTTTTTGCTGTTGAAGCTTGAGCTTGTTGTTTTTGTGCATCTAATAATGATTCCTGCTTTCTGTTGGTTGCTGTTGACTGATGAATACTTTCAATTTCTGCCCTATTTCTTTTTGTTTGTAAACCAAGACCGACTGCCTGACCTAAATCTCGTGATATATCACCGAGAGGGTTTTGTACATTAGCTAGCGAACCCACTGGAGTGGAAGCTCCGGATCCACCTGCTGAAAGTATAGGATTGAGACCAGCTTTCATTAAGTCATTAACTTCCCTTTGGTGAGCAGTATTAGACATTGACTCCTGAAATCTCATTTGATCTTTAGCTGCTTTTCTGTTTGATGCATTTGTAACACCAGCAGATATCGCACTTCCTATAGCAGCAATTATGGCAGCAATTACTACAGGTTCCATTTTATAATACTCCCTTCTTAGAAATGATCGATAAGGCCAGGTACACTATACACAGGTAAAGGCCTTGCATGCATATATGAATAATAGATGTCGATCAGGACTTGTGTATCACCTTGAACTGCGAGAGATCTCGTAAGTGGTGTCTGATCTTCGATGAATGATGCATTTAGTGAAGGCAGCGATTGAAAATCAGCTGCTAGATGCCACGCTTCTAATGACTGAGAATTCTTTGACCGCATCGCACCGGTTACTATTGAAGGTTTATACCGGTATTCAGCATACCTTTCTTGATAGCCGAAAACTTCTGTATCATCCGATGTTCCCTGAGCATATATTTCTTGATTAAGAACAGCTTGTTCTCCAAGATGTGCCAATGTTGGCCACATATAATCTTCTCTGAATTCACGCGACCACATCTTATGAATTCCGTCCTGATATGTAATATCACCAATTACACTACATAGCCCAATTACGAATCCATGTTCAACGAAACTTTTTGATATAATACCGTCACCAGCTGTGGTTGAGAATGCAGCCAAATTTGCTTGAGGTGTCGTACCACTTACAGAAGCACTTTGTTGTGCAACTACATTACTATTGATTTTGCTTGACATACTGCCAAGAAATTCTGGTCTTTGTAATCTGTAATCAGGTACACTGATTCCAAAATGGCTTTTGAGGATTTCGATGTATCTTGTACCGCCTCTTGCATCTTTCTCCAACATTTTTTGTAGTTGAAACGCTTGACGAAGAGTATTAATTGTTGCTGCAGTTGCATCTGTCAAATCTGCATACATTCCGGACTCCCCGTCTTCTTTCCTTGCTACTCCTATTCCACGGGTATCAAGATCTTGAGCAGGATAATTACCAGTATCGCCTATATCATGATCGTATAAATCAACAGCTACTCCGAGCGCATCATATGCGCTACCATTATGAGTGAAACCCAACAATCCACCAGTAACGAGATTGTTGCTTCCGTCTGTATCCCATGTAAGATTTAATGTTTTTCCAGTACCATACACGGGTGCTGTATCACCCAAAGGTATTTCGATACCAACTCCTTTTTGTGGCCACGGTAGGCATGAAGTGAAGTAATCATGACGTTTGCATCTCTTTAGAAGAACATATTCATTCCAAAGTTCTGGTGTTGATGTCGTATTAACAGGTACGCTGTCTTGTAAGTTCTGGTCACGGTACCATTCATTCCATATTAAATTGTAAGCTCTTAGGGGAAGAGCCTGTATTTTGATTCCAGTGACACCAATCGGAACTCCAAAGTAATCATAAATTGTTTCTTGAGGAAATCCTCCTTGCGCAGGCGCATTTATGAATGGCATTTCAGGAGGTACATCTGATTCATAATCAGCAGGATTATCCCTTTCACCGCAAAAAGCTTGCCAGTCATCCCATATTAGACGATTTGGAACGAAGAAGTATTCCATTTTTAACAAGACGTTATCCATTATTGGAACTCTCTGTGTTGCCAGCCGAGCAAACCAAGATGGTTGTAATTTTATTGTATCACCCGGTAACACTTCATCTATGAAGACCGGATATAGATAGCTTGCTTGAATTGCTGTTTTTAGACCATGTGACCTGTCGAAATTTGACCTATTAATTTCAGCTTTTGGAACATTTGAGAAAGAATGATTCATTACGCTTTTCATTTTTGTTTGCACCTTGCATAAATTGTGAATATTGTGATTACTGCATTGAAAATGACAGTAATTATTTGAACAATTGTGTCTGTTGATGTAGCAGAAGCAGCTAATGCAGTTACTTGGGCCATAGACATTAATGTATCTCTTACCATTTGTGGCCTTGCCCCTTTGAATATACCTTTTTGTGATACTTTTTTGCAGCACGTAGCCTTGCTTTTCTAACTAACGGTGATCTTGATCTAAAGGAAGATGATGATCTTCCTGACCTTCTACCTTTGGCCATTTTTTTCTCCTTTTTAAATTGGTGTCACTCCGCAGTAATAAATCAAGTGTTCGGACTGCGGAAAGGGGGAGTCCCCCCTTCGACTAAAGTCTACCCCCCGAGTGATTTTTGTTAATTTGTGCATTTATTAGTTAATTAACAGCATCGGGAGCTAAACGCCGCTCCCGAACCCACACTGCGGGACTACGCCCCGTACCCCGAACGCCTAAAGGCTACCATCAGGGGCTGGCACCGCCCCTGACCCCTGCTTATCAGCAAGAAATTTTTTTACAACATCGTCTGCTACAGCAGGATCGTTTACCATACGCATGAAGTTTGATATTTTGTAATTGAACATTTTTTTGAATTCATTCGGTAAACTATCGAAGGATTGTTGAGCATTTATTATTAGTTTTCTTGCTGATTCGAAGTCCTGTACAGAGGTACAGTCTATAAATTGATGTATTCTTTTGGATTTACGAGGATCCCCGAGCATTCCCGTTCTTTGGAATCTATCCATTATCCATTTGACATCACATTCTCTTTTAAACTCTTGTCTTGTCATTGAAGGACCGACATTTGTATGATGAACTGATATCCGATCTCTACTAGTGAGATAATCTCTCTTGTTACTTGATACCATATACCACCTCATTAAATTTTCCAATTGGGGTAGGGAAAGATTCGATTTCACCCGTTTCCGTGTTGTATTCGCCAACTAACCACAGTTCCCAGTCTTTTGATGCATTTCTGGAATCGTTTAATTCATCGTCTGAATATTCCTTTTGCTGGCTATGAATTGCATCCTTTAATAAGGTCTTAGCCGTTTCTATATTCAGAAACATATAAGGGACTGTGAAGCCCATTTCTTTTTTTAGAGCGATTAATTTCATGTTTCACCTATGCTTTCTTCAAATTGTCGTACTTTTTTTGATAATCTATGCAATAGATTTCTTTCTAGTGCATCCAAGTCTTCTTGAGATCTTTTGTTTTCACGAGCGTATTTTGCTCTTTTTCTTTTATTTTCAGCTATTTCATTGGGATATTTCCTTTCTAGTTGTTCTGTATAATACCGAGGAGGTTTCATTTCGAAACCATTGATCACTACACTGTCTAAATCTACAATTGGTTTACCATATTTTTCAAGATATTTTTGACCAATCCCAGGTTTTCTACTCATTGTTGTATATTCCTGAATCATACCCGAATCTACAAACAATTCTTTGTCTTTGCCTTTTAATTTCTTTAGTATATACCTTGCGCAGTATTGAGCGCTTTCAAATGTCATGTCTCCTACTGTTATATGTCCCATACCCCATACTTGCCTTAAAAATTCAGATATATAGATTTCGACATTATTGGTTCTCTTCCAGAGTACCTTGTCAGCCGGAGACCACCCGAATAAACAAGCATGATGATGTGGTCTTCCGTATTGTTCACCGTATTCTCCACAATGATAAAATCTAACTTTTCCTATTTGTTTTCTGAGTCGCTTCATAAATAAAATGAAGTCACGTTTGTCGAGTGAACCATTAATGGGGAGATTATCGTTGTCGTATGTTAAGGTAATAAAGCATGATTGTTCATGCATGAGCCCTTCATGATAGCATCTGACAGCCCATTGCTTAGCATGTTCTAGGCGACAACCTATACATTTTCCACATGGTATTTGTA